GTTTACATGAAAAATAATAAATACAATTTTATAACGGATATTGTTAAGAAACACCCAACATTAGAAATAAACCCGGGTGAAGTTGATAAAAAAATTGAAATCGTTGCAAATACACCCGTAAAAACACTAAACTGGTTTATTAGAAAAGAAAAGTTTGAAGATGAAACTATAGCTCGAGAATCGACTCAAGATAATACAACTACAGATGGTTTATACACTTTTCACAACAGGTTCAATATGTCCGCACAAGATCAGTATAGTATATTAAATGAATTCTATTATCCACCCATGCATTCTGCTAAAATACACGTCAATGGTGAAAATGTACCAAATATTCAAGATAGCGATCATAAATATTTTAAATATATAGTTCCTTTTACAAGTCGTTTATCTAGACCTTTCAAAAATATATACACGTATGCATTCTCGATGAATCCGATTAATGTGGAGCCATCGGGAAGTCTGGATTTTACACAATTGCGTTCGAATAGAACTACGTTAGATGTAAAAATGGTACCTGATCTTACAGAAACATATAACCTTCACATGTATTACGTTGGTTACCAAACGTTTACTTTTGAAAATGGTTTCATGTCACTTGCTTATTAAATAATTGTTTTTTGTGCTCTTTTATATAATCAATAATCTTATTTTTTATACACCATCTAATAAAATTTAACTGTGCAACAGTTGTACTAATTTTATTATTTGTACCCGGTACGGTATAGTCTATTTTAGATGATCGACAAAATGGATCAAATAATTTTTTACTGTATCCATCTAAACTAGATTTATAGGAACAGTGGACGCTGAAAATTTTACCATCACCCGTTTTATAAGATAAATTGTTTTTCTTTGAATAGTTTGTTATGAACCATTCAAGATTGCGTAAAGATATACCACCAGATTTATTTAATATTTGGTTAAGAATATCTCTATTATTTTCCTGTTCATAAAAAGTGTCTATAGAATGTAATAATATAGTCGATTTATTCATATTCTATAAACATGTACCTAAAACTTTAAACTATTTTTATAAAAAATCAAAGGGATTATCTTCAATTCTATTTCGTGAATTATCTTCAACGTATGTTTTAAGATTGGTTAAGACTATCTTATTTGTATCTTGACCATTAACCATCGATGTATTCTGATTTTTATGATTGCTACAGTAATCACCACACCCCTCCTGTTTGGGAGCCATACAATAACAACCGCGTGTATAAAAACCCTTTTTAATATTACCACCTTTTATACCTCTACAAATTGGATCGTGATCTAGAAAATCTCTTATGGTATTAAAAGGTATTTTAGTCGATATGGACCAGGATTCTAAAGTGGCATAAATGATAATATTAGACCGTTTTTCTATATCATGTTTAATTTGCTTGATGGTATTAAAAGTTAATGGATCACCTATAACATCTTCGTGATATACGTCATCGCATTTAAAATCTATAAGATCTTTTACATGAGGTCTTTTAGATATAAGTTTTGTATAAACTTTACTAAGAACCTTATTAGAAGCTATTTTAATACTTTCATCTATAGCATCTTTTATGACTTTAGGTAAATACATACTATACTTACTAATAAACGTTTTTATTTTTTAACTACTTTTGCCCACATGTCCGAAATTTTCCTCTGATTAGGATCAATTACATTTTTATTTTTTTTACCCGGTTTAGATTTTGTTATAAGCTCACCGAAAATTTCTTCCTTAGCATTCTCAAATAATGGCTCTATTAAATCACACACGGGATTCAAAAACTTATTCAAAAAATAATAAGGATAATCTATTGGTAAGTTATTTTCTTCTACATATTTTGGATCTTCTGCCTTTTCGTAAGCTTTTGCACGTGGATCATGAGTTTTTACAAGAAGATACGGGACACGGTCACCGGATTGTGGCTCTGAACCTGGTTGTCTTTCCCTCATTTTGTTTCTAACCTGGACATGTGATAAATTTTCAGATTTGTAAGAATCACTCAATTGTTGGGAAAGTATTAATTTTTCGTTAGGTACCTCACCTTCCAATAACTCTATTGCACGTTGCATAGCGAGAGATTTAGGAGGACCAGTATCACTACTCTCTAAAACAACATCGAGCAGTTCTTTACACACCTCTCGCATGTGTGGTGTGTTATCTCTTCTAACCAGTTGAAGACCTTTTACATCAATATAGTCCATGTTCATATTACCATCTTTACCTTGTGTCCAAAGTTTTGCCGCGTACCGCTTCTTTGAATACAAAAAGTACGGGCAATACACTTTCTCAAGTTCGAGGTTGTTTGGTTTCTTAAATAAATGCGTACACTCAGATGCCGCGCGTTCACCAAGTTCCCAACTATACTTAATAGCTTCGTCACCTTTACGTCCACCAACGTCAAATTCAACCATTACAGAATCCGTATCACCATATCTTACCTTTGCACCCGGGAAATTCTCCTCCACATATTTTTTCGTATCATCAATCATCATCCGCCCCTTTCTTGTCACGGAAGACGCAATTGGTACACACGGTAACATACCTTTGGATGCACCTGTGAAACCATAAACAGAGTTCATAGATACTTTATAAGCCAATTGTTTACCATTATACATCTGTTGGAGAGATCCCGTCGAATTTGCCATATCTTTCTTAGCCTGTTTTCTAAATTGTTTCAATTCTACTAAAATACTTGGTAATAAACTGGGTACATTTTGTACGAATTTAAAATTACCGAAAGTTTCAATTTCCAAATCAGGATACTTTTCCTTATTCTCATACTTAGGATCCATTATGAGTGTTGAATAACACAAATTGTGCGCCATCATTATTGAAGGATACAACGCTTCAAAATCAAGTGCTGTTATAGGTGTGTAATAAGCACCCTTTTGTGCTTCAAGAACGGTCGCACCTTCGTATCCTTCCACCATACCTTCACCCCATGCGAGTGTTGGAACAATATAACCCATTTCCCTCGCTTTTTTAGTGAGTTGACTAAACACTTTAATTTGCTGACCTCGTTCTACAAGGTACGAAAGAGGTACCCATGTCGCCTTTGCCATTTCAAGTAGGTTTATCAGTATACATAACTTCGATAAAAGTCTATGTGGTAACAGGGTATCTTTTATACAATATTCCGCGACCTCACGTAATTTTACAGGATCTTCTTCAACAAAACGTGCAAACATTTCCTTCGCAGGCATATCTATTTTATTATCACCTAAATACAATTTAGACACGTTATCAAGTTTATACGAATCGAGTTTATACCCTTTTTTAACTTCGTGAAATAGATCAAAAATAAACCTACCAGGTAAAGGTAACAATTTGAGTTCATTATCACCTAGTGCACTCGAAGAAAGCTTCTTCGGTTTTATACTACACGTATATTCCCGAAATTTACTCATATTAAAAAAATTGGAACTACACCTTAACTTCTTAGCACGAGTAATGATATAATCCAAATCAAAACCAAATATATTCCATCCAGTTATTATATCGATATCCATTTTTTTCATATAAACACTAAACGATTCTAACATTTCACGTTCGCTCGAATAACTCAGTATATTACACCCTTCTAAATCAGGGTCTGTTTTTTTATAACAAAAACAGGTTTTATCGTATGGTTCATCGTTACCGAATATACATAGGGATACTGCAATCTGAAAACAACAATCACCGTCTATATTTGCATCAGGAAATTTACCAGTCGAACTATTACATTCAATATCAAGAGAACATACAACAAAAGGTGCAGTTTCGGGGTTATCTACCGGTTTTAACTGTTTCCAATCCGAACAAAATTTATCAATATCAACGTTTGCGATATTATTGTCCTCACAATCATCGCCGGAATCCAACCAGCCAGTAGACTGAATACCGCTTAAGTGCATTAATCTCAGGACAGGATCCAAATTAGATTCAAATACTTTAAGTTTAGAAATTTCACCAGGTAAATTTCTTTTGAGTTTATACGAAGTGCTACGACGTTCAACCAACGTTTCAAATATAAGTTTCATAAAACTGAACTCCTCGTTATTTTGAAATCCCCATACATCCTTAGACTTAACTATATCAAATTCGATATTAAAATCAGGACACAATTTGCATATTTTATCGTGCCATATAGTCGCCCACGATTTTGAATCTTGGCGCGGAAGTTTAACGTAAAAGTACGGTTTAAATTCAGTAGTAAGACAAACGGATTTACCATCGCATGTCTTACCAAATATACTTACCAAATGCTTATTATCATCTCGATCATCGTTAGCTTCCCAGGTAAGAGCTTGAAAAACAACCATATTTCTTAATACGTTATAGCTCAATTTTTTTAATATACTATATTAATAAATATGTCAGCTGCTTTGATTGACCTCGTATCGGTCGGTGCCCAAGATGTCTATATCACAGGCGACCCCCAAGTTTCTTTTTTCAGACAAAACTACAAACGTCACACTAACTTTTCTATTAAACCAGAACGTCTCGACTACATCGGTACGTTCAAATCGAGTAATGAAGTTTCTATCCCAATCCGTTCCAAGGGTGATCTTTTGAGTTACATATGGATTGAAAATGCGGATATCAACAATAACAATAGCAACGATTCTCTTTTTAAATCGGCTAACGGAACAAACAATGATACTTCACCAACCGAATTCTCTTTGTGGATCGGTGGTCAAGAAGTGTGTAGATTGGATTCTCTTTACATCAACACTATCCATAACTCTCTTTATAACGAATCGCAAGCGAAAGCGACGTGTGCCGTAACTACCCAGGATACAGGTGATAATGCCTCTACAGGAAGTTACATGATTCCATTCTTTTTTAGCGAAGACTGGACTAAATCTCTCCCACTTGTCGGTCTTCAATATCACGAAGTTGAAGTTCGTGTCAAGTGCAGAAATGGTACTTTTGATGTGGGATCGTTGCCAAAAGTGTACGGTTCCTATATATTCCTCGACACAGAGGAACGAGAATTCTTTTCGCAACAAGAACACGAACTTCTCATCACACAAACTCAATATCAACCAATGACTGAAGCGGACAAGTCCATCGATCTTACATACTTTAATCACCCAGTAAAGGCCGTTCACATAGCAGCTGGTGGCAAAAACACTACCGCGTATAGTTTCCCATCCGCGTCCATGTTTATTAACGGAACACCACTCTTCGAAAATATGTCAGGCGAGTACCATAGAAATGTCGTTCCATCGAGACACTGCTCTATACTTAATAGTACAATCGACTCCGAACAGATATATACATGGCCAATGTGTCTTACCATGAACAAGTCTCAACCAACCGGAAGCTTAAACTTTTCTCGTATTGATAATGCTAAAATAACAATTAATGGTTCAATTACAGATACTGATGTTGCTATGATTAGAGCGTATGCGGTCAACTATAACATTCTCAGGATTAAGAATGGTATGGGTGGTGTCGCGTTTGGTAACTAAAACGAAAATAAAATTTTATAAAGTACCCGTCGAACCAAAGCCGCGATTAGCACGCATGGTTGGTTTTAATTCATTCACTTCTTGTACAAAAGGTGTCATACACTTTTCTAGAATTAATTGAGCAATTCTTTCACCTTGTTTAATTTCGTAAGGAATAGTCCCGAGATTAAATAAGTTAACTTTCAATTCACCGGTATAATCAGGGTCAATGACACCGGCACCAACGTGAATTCCATATTTTACAGATAAACCCGACCTTGGTGCGATGCGTCCATAACACCCAGACGGTACAGTTGCACATATACCCGTACTAACAATTTCTCGCGAACTTGGTTGGATAACCATATCGTTTAAACTATACAGGTCATAACCTACGGAACCCGGGGATGCGCGTGTCGGTAAAATAGCATCGAGTGTTAATCGTTTAATTTGGAGAGTTGTTTCAGACATTTTTATTTATTTATAAACCGATTTCTTTATTACAATTAAAAGTGATAAAATACATAACATTAAAAATATTTCACTAACTGTTACGTTTCTTTCTATATAAGGTATTTTAAACGCTTTATAATTTTTAACGTGACACAATGTTTTTTCACCTCTATTCAGAATAAATGGAGACATAAATTTAACTACAGATGGACAGGTGGTACCCGAATCATCTCTAGAAACACCCTTTTCTCCACTCATAATACCTTCTTCATCTGCCCAAAATGAACTTTTTTTATCGACCCGTTTTTTTAAATTTTTAACATTATTTGTATCAATATCTAAATATGTTCTAAATTTATGATTCAATATTTTTTGTGCTCCTTCGCGTGTTATAAAATAAGCCGCAACAGACCCTGTAAAAATATTAGGTCTCGTCCATTTATTTGAACATAAACCATCGCAATGTAAAAGTAACATATCCCAATCTCGGTTATTAAGTTTATCGCGTAAGTACATAACATTATCAAAAAGTGGGTACGCATCGTCCTCGAGTATTAACGCGACTTCATTTGTATCGTTATCTAAAAAATATTGAACAGCTTTTAAATGACTCGATGTTGCTCCGATAACCGAATCGGGTATAAAAGGTTTATAAAACGAGTGGAAATGTTTATCGTATATACTTTTCGATACATCTTTTCTATAATTACCAGGTATACGTATTGGGTATATACCAACACCGTTTAGTTTTTTCTCTTGAGATTCATAACGTTTCTTTTGTTCATCCAAATTTATAACGTATGTATTGAATTCCATATATTTTATATAAATATTATATTTTACACTTAAGAGCAGCAAAAATAAGCCATGCAATAACATGATCGACTGAATAATGTTCTCTTGATGCAATAGAAAACAAAGACGTTGCTATTGGCCATACAGGCCATAAAGGTGAACCTACGTAATACGATGATATTATATTAACTGTAGCGTGTCCAGAAAACATATAATCGTTACAAAAACCAAACGGTGGTTTTAATT